CATGGGCAAGTGCTGCCATAATTTCTGCTTCAACGTCAATTCCGTGCATGCTCTGAGCGTCTTGTGCCGCTTCAAAAGTCCAACGTGCTTGTAGCTTACGAGTCTTAGCTTCTACAGCCTGCTTGAGGATCTGTACGCTAATGCTCTTACCACCGTCGCCTTCTAGTACAGGAGTGTTAGCACCTGAATAGCCTGACGATGTAGTATCGTTGCTAGCAACAGTTGAGTAAGCCTGCGCAATCTTGAATGGGCTCAATGCTTCTTCACCAGCTGTTACTGATGTAGCGGCAGCCGAGCTGTCAGTCAATGCTTGTGCATAACGAACACGTAGAGTGTGGATTTGTCCTACAGGGCCAGTCATTGGTTGTACACCAACCAATTCGTTAGCAATAACTGTAGGCATAACACGTCTGATTACTGGAAGAATCACACGGTTTAGTGTAGCAATGTTACCTGAAGCAGTTGCACCAGCTGTTGCAGCTTCTGTAACCAATTGCTTTTTGGTGTTTTCTAAAATAACACCCATAGTTGAACGACGAGAACCATTCAAACCTTCTAGGAGGGCTTCCTTGGTCTCATCCCAACGGCTTTCTAGTAGATCTTGTGACATTTAAGTCTCCTTCCTTTTTCTTAAAGCCCTGCTAGGCGTTTGAGAGCGATAACGTTGCTATCATCAGCAACTTTTTCGTCTGTTACAACCTTCGCAGATTTATCACCAGTAACTTCAGTTTTAGATTCGGCTAGAACTGATTTATCAGTTTTTGCTTTACCTTCAGCTAACACTGCTGGTAGATATTTTTCAAAAGCGTTTTCTAAACGGGATGTATTAACGCTTTCAAGTAAGTTCATCATGATTTCGCGCTTCTCTTCATTTAGAGGTGCGCAAAGATCTTCAAGCTTGCTCTTACGAGTGTTGCTTTCAGTAATCATGCGAATTTCTTTCTCTTTGCTCTCAACTAGGACTTTAGCCTGTTCTTGAGCTTCAATGGACTCAGCCAATTGACGATCTTTCTGTTCAATTGCTTGCATTAACTTGCGAATTTCTGCGTTCTCATTTAAATGAGTTGCACCAAATTCACTTGCAAACGCTTCAAAGATACGGCGACCAAAGTTGTTTTCTCTAGCCTCTTTGATATCTTCACGCAGTGAACCAAGTTCATCTTTAAGATGCTTGCTTACACTCTGGCTCATCTTGTTAGCACTTTCAGTTACGAATTTGCTCTTCAATGATTCAAGCTGATCTCTTGCTTCGCTAACAAGTTTAACTTTGGTTTCAACCAAGTCACGCTTGTCTTCTGCGAATTCTTTGATCTCTTCAGCCAGCGCACTTACAACAAATTGTTCTAATTTTTCAAATCCTTCGTTGTGTGCCTTACGGTCTTTGCGTAGTTCGCTTAGTTCTTCAGCCAACTTTGAAACCATGAAAGTGTCAAACTTGTTTGCACTTTCTTTCATAGTTGTTTGGAACTTAACACGATCTTCTGCGAGTGCTTTCTTTTCAGCTGATACAGCTTCAAGTTCACTTTGCAGACCTTCTGTAACCATGCGATCTAGGGCTTCAACCATTGTTGATTTATCATGCTCATAGCGTTGTGCGAACTCTTCACGTAGTTCTGCACGAATCGTCTCACGAGTTTCATTCATCTTGCTTTCCCATTCTTCTGAGATTGCTTGACGAGTGTCTTCGTTGACGAGATCGCTATCCAATAATGGTTTGATAGCATCTAGCATGCGATTCTCCTAAATCTTAAGATCCTTGATTAGACGAGTGACCTCATCTTTCAAGTATCTTTGCACTTTGTTGTCGTCCCCAGCTTCCCTAGCCATTTCAAGAACATTATGACCATATTTCATGTTCATAAGTCCTTCATAGATAGCCTTAGGATACGCATTTGGCGCACTAGGTTGGGCAACTACATCTACAGTGACTATTTCAAAGTCACTGACATGTCCTGTGTGTGGATCAACGTTTCCGCTACCACGACTACTAACACCTAATTTTACTCCGTTTTGGAGCATGGTCTTGACAAGTTCGCCCATTGGAGTTGGGAGAATTTTAAGTTTGCCATAACCATTTGGACCGTCCATCCACATTTTATCAATTGTGTGACATACACGGTCAAGGTTAATTTTAAGGTCATCCGGGTGATCAACTTCACCTAACACGCTACCTTCCTTTATTTGCTCGTTCAGTGTTTCCACTGCTTTTGAGATTTCATTAACAGGATAGATACGTTCGTTAGCGTTTTTGACTCCACCTTGAATGCAGATGCCTTCCATAAAAAGATTCTTACCTTCGGCGTCTTCTTTCAGCACAATTTGTGCTGTATCGAAGGTAAGATTTTCTTTAAGGTAAAGAGCCATACCTGGTTCCCTCTATTAAGAACCCATTGGGCTCTTGTCATTTATACCAGCTGGTTCAGCAGTGGTTGCCTTAGGAGCAGCCGCTTCGTGTGGTTCAGTAGTACTTCCCATGTCTTGTGCTTTAGGTGCTGGACGTCCTTTTTCATCAGATGAATCTGTTGAAACTGGCTTTGCTTCCATTCCTTTAGCACCACTGTTTGCCGCTACAGGTCCTGATTTACCGTCGCCTTGTTCACTGGTAACAGGCTTAGGTGCTGCTGTCAATGAAACAGCTTCTTCAAGTCCTTCGGTTTCCATGTCAATGTCCATGACTTCTTCTTCGCCATTGTCCATGTCCATTTCGTCTTCAGCTTCGTGGTCATCCATATCATGGTCGCCGTCACCATCTTGATCAACGTCGCCCATTAATTCTTCAAACTCAGCCATAAGTGCGTCTAGTTGATTTTCGACACTTACTACACGATCTTCAAGATCTTCAGCATCGTCATCTTCGTCATCTTCGGCTTCCATATTGATGCCTTCTTCTTCAGTTTCAATTTCATCAATCAAATCACCAGCTTGACTTCCGCCTAGCTCGTCAATTTCATCAATGCCTTCTTCAACTGTTTCAGCATCTTCGTCCGATTCAACTGCTTCTTCAACAGCTTCGTCTTCTTCTACTACATCTTCTTCAACGGTTTCTTCTTCCGCCATGATGTCTTCGTAGATGTCACGGCTTTTTTCCACAACAATTTCGTGGAATAGCTCACGTGCCTTGTCTTCTTCGTCGTTTATAACGAACTCAATAAGTTGTTCAAACTTGTTCATTAGAATCCTCCAAGTAATGGCTCTGTAATATATTTAATAAATTTTTAGGAAAGTGTGTGATTACACGGGTAAAATGATAGAAAAAGGTAAATTTTTTCCAAAAAGGTAAAAATTTACCTATAATGTTGGCTGAACAGGAGTTGCATATTGTTTTTTAATTTGCTCCAAATTTTCTTTGTATTCATACGCACGAACGTCATTCATTCTGCGTATCTTGTTTATTTGCTTCAAGGTAAGTTTTGTTTTACGCAAATCTCCTGCTGTAGGTTGACTGTTGTCATCCTCAACATCTTGAAATCCTTCTTTTTCTGGCTCAAAAAATTCATATAAGTTCATAATAATATTTATCCTGCTGGCGGGGGAGTTAATGGTGTTGGTTCTGCTCCTGCACCCACATCTGGAGTTTCGCCACCTAATAAATCAAGACCTTCTTCACCTGGAACTTCCAAGTTGTTTCCAACATCAATATCTCCTTCTATATCTGCTGGGCTTATTCCTACACTACGCAATTCTTGCCCGCCATTACTTGACATTTCTGGTTCGTCATTTTCTTCAGCCCAGTACCGAGCATTTTCAGTAATTTCGTCGTCTGATAGGCCAAGAAATCTCTTCATCAAGAATCTTTTACTCATGTAAGGCAATGCTTCTAAACTACCAAACGCTTGAATTCGTGTGGTATCCAGTTCTGCTTGACGATAGCTTGCAAAATTCTGAGGAGGTGCAAACTGAATTGTGAAAATACCACTGTCAATGTTAAAGCCTCTCCATCGCATGAACATTTTAAATTCGTCATCAAGCTTTTGAACTATTTGCTTTTGTAATCTTTCGCAATATTGATTAAATCTGAATTCTTGGATAAGTGCTGTACCCACTCTTCCATCGTTCATTTGTTGTGAACTTTCATCAGGTCCGGTTGGCAAGTAACTGCTTGGTACACGCAATCCTCGTGCTAGTTTGTTATTGAAGTATTTGAGGTCGTCAATCTGTCCTAGGTTCTCACCTCCTGGTAATGTTTCTACTTTTGATCCTCTACCTTCTGCCGTTTGCGGGAAGAAGTAATCTTCGTTTATACTCAATGGATTATACGTTGCATCAAGTGCGTTGGCACTGCCGCCAGTTTGTGTGGGAATACGCCTTTGGTGTACTTCATTTTTTACACGCTCAACAAATTGCATAGCAAGGTGACTGGGCATGTTACCAACATCAATGTAAAACACACGACGTTCAGGAGCTCGTTGTACTCTATAGATAAGAATAGCATCTTCAAGCAATTCTTTCTGCTTAA